CGGCAAAGAATCGTTCTCTTCGTCAAGGTGCAGTCCAACTATGAATCGATGTACCTGGGCTTTGGCAGGCGCTTTGGCTCGCCGGCAGAGTATCCCGCGCCGCTCGTCGTCAAGGGGAGCTCGCAAGGGCTTGTCAACTATTCGGACGTTTCCGCATTTCGCCAGTTTATCGCGGGCAACCGCTGGGAGGCCGAGGGCTACTCCCTGCTCGTCCTTGATCCCGGCGAGGCATTCGCGGTCTGCGGTGGAACGGGCTTTGCGAGCGGGGTCAAGGTGGAGCCCCATACGATCTTCGACACGGCCCCGGGGACGATCGCGCCGACCAAGGACACGAGCCGCATTCTGCGGACGCCCGTTTACCTGACGCGGCCCTCGACGGCGCAATGCCTGATGGACCTCGATGGGGTCAACCATCTGGCCGGCACGGGCATCCAATCCGAGGACACCATGACCGCGGGCGGGCACCGGTGGCGGATCTTCCAGAATATCCATCGCACGAGCGCGCATGAGTTTTGCGCGGTCGAAGAGCAAACGACCTCGACGACGAGCTCGTCTACCAGCTCGACGACGAGCACCACGAACTAGGGTACGCCATGACACTATTAAACTATGCAACGCACACAAGCGTAGCGGGCGCGAAGGATCTGCTTTCCAAGCTGCGGACGTTTGCGACGACGTACGGATGGGTCTCTGAATCCTATCAGGTGAGCAAGGCCTGGGCCTCGATTGGCGGCGGTAACTATGGATGGGTTGCCGGCGATCAGGACTTCCTCGACCTGAGCTCGACGGGCTACGGTACGCAAGTCCTGCGCATGCGTTTTCTCGTCGACCCGTACGATGCGATGGACGATACGCTTTACAACTGCCCGATCAAGCCGACCAATGTGGTAGTCTCGACGACCAGCGCGACGAGCCCCCATCTCCAGCAAAATCAGCAAACCCTAAATTGGCATCGGACGTCGCTCCCGAAAGGCACTATACCGCAAGTGTGGTTTTTCGGAAACGCCCGTTTTATTCTTGTGGTCGCGCAAGTCTCGGCTACGGCGGTTGTTACCCTGGCTTTTGGCCTGCCGGAGCTCGACTCGGGCATGCAAGATGATTCCCTCATGTTCCATTGGCCGGGGCACTACATGGCGGACGAGACCGCAATGTACTCCTGGCAGAACTTGTCAACCTACTATACCCAATGGTGGAACTGTATGGGATGGGCCGGGGGCGTGGTCGGCGCCGGCACTGTGGCGTGGTGGGGCGCGGCAATCCGCTCGAGCGAGCACTATAAGACAAACATGCGCATCTTGACCACGGCCATTGCCGGGGAATTTAATCAACTGGATGACGTGCTCTCGCTGAATGGCTTTTCGAGCAAGCGCACCATGGTCCGCCCCACGGTTTTCCTCAAGGATACGGCTAGCGGGGTCTGGTATCCAGCCGGCACGATGGCGCTGTACTATACGATTTTTGCGGGGCTGACGATTGGACAAACCCTGACTTACGGCGCCGAGGAGTATCTGGTTTTCCCCACGTTGCTTAATTCCTATACCCATGGCATGGCGGTGCGAATACTGTAATGGCCGCATTCTACGGTTTTCCGGAAGAGGGCACAGTAACGCCCGAGGCGGCGCGTGCCGGGGATGTGATCATTGTCAATTCCCATGCAACGCTCTTGGGCGATGGCCTCGACGTCGACTATCGCGACGAATCGATGACTTTGCTTACTCCGCAGGGCAAGGGCTACGTGCTTTCGCCGCGGCAATGGTGGGCGTTTGACGCACACGATTTCGGCGAGGAAAACCTATTCAATCGCATCTGGATCACGCCCACGGCGATAGACTTCGGCTTCGTCACGGAGGTCGATAGCGCCACCTTCGAGATCTGGAATGCCTGGCTGCGGCGCGCGGTGACGGTCACGAGCCGGACGACGACCGGCAATGCGACGGGGTTTACCTTGACGGCAGCAGCGACGCCCTTTGACATCGCGCCAATGGGTTTGAACACGTCGACGGTGCAGATTGAACTTGACGGGCCCTCTCAGCAAGATACCACGTTCGTCATGATCATTGACGGGGCGCAGTATACCGTCGACATTACGGCGACCCGTACTTTGACGTTTACCTCGGAGCCCGATTGGGGCCGAGGCCTCGAGTTTGGATATACGTTTCAAACCATTGTATTCACGAATCCGTATTTTGTCGAGCAGCGGAGGCCAGCGGCCCCGTGCTCGTGGCGCCGGAGTCGGCTCCTGTTTCTTGTCAATGGCGCCATTGCGCAGGACCTTTTCAATACTTTTATCTACGGGCACGATAAGGTTTTTTGTGTGCCGATTTATCAGGAGCGGATGGACCCGGTCACGTTGACGGCCGGCACGAAAACAATTACGCTCGCGGCCTCGACCGTGTCCTTGTGGAACCTTAACAACCGGGCCACGCATGTCATGCTCGTCGACCATGCGCTGGGCGTCGCGGAGGTCAAGGCTATCGATACGATCGCGGCAATGACGATCACGACCGACGAGGCGATCGTCGCGACCTTCGATCCGGATGCCACAACCGTCTATCCGATTTACTTCGGGATCTTGCACGCCGTAAAGCTGGACCCGGCGACCGATACGACCTCGCTCCTTTCGGCCGAGTTTCGGGAGTACATCGATGGCTGATAGTCTGCTCAACCTCGGGGCGCAGCCGCTCTTCACCCTGGCGCCGAACTGGGCGACCTCGCTTAATACGTCCTTTGCCATCTCGCGGCTACTGACGGAATATCCGGGCACGGCACAGGCGCTCGATTCCTTGACGGATGACGCACCTTACATGTTCGATGCCGGCTTCCTGCTCGCGACCAAAGCCGAGGAGTATACGCTCCTCGCCTTTTTCAATGCCCGTCGCGGGATGAATCAACGTTTCTGGATGCGGCATCCGCAGGCGGCCTTTACCTTGAAAACCGCGGCCCTGGCCGGGTCGTCATCGTTGACGTGCGAAAGCAATGCCTCGTGGCAGCCCTTCCGGGGATGGGAGCGCTTGTATATCAGAATGAGCACGGGTGATACGCTGACGCGGCAGATTGCGACGTTGACCCATGATACTGTGGCGGATACCGCGGTGCTTACGCTGAGCTCGCCGCTCGATCGCGGCGTGACCCTGACGAACCATGATTTGATCGGGCGGCTCCCGCTTGTCCGCCTGGCTGACGATACGCTCTCGCACAAGATCGCCTCGGATAAAGTGTCCGAGGTCGACTTGTCCTTTATCGAGCTCGTGAAAGAATATGCGGAGCTGTAGACTGGCATGGTAACCTATAACGCAAACCTGACGGCCTCGCAGCAAGAGGGATTCCCCGAATTTTTCAAGTTTCAAGCCGGCGGGGCGATTGATTACCTGACCTCCTGGCCCGTTTCGTTGTCTTTTCTCGGGCAAACCTACGCCGCGGGCCCGATCAAGCGCAGCGGCTTTACGAAAGATTCCCAGTTTGCATCGGTCAAGCTGACGATCGAGGCCATGCTGACCCCGCGGTTTCTGGTCTACATCGCGAACCATCCCATCGAGCCGGTCGCGGTGACGATTTACCGCGCGGTCGAGACGACACTGGCGCAATATGCCGTGGTGTTCAAGGGGGAAATACTTGAGATTTCCGCTAAGGGCAATCACGTGGTCGCAAATTGCGAGTCCGGCACACGGAAGGTCAAGACCCGCCTTCCCCGCTTTATATGCCAGTCCTTTTGCAATCATGACGTATTCGATGCGCGGTGCAAAGCGAATCCCTATACCTATCGCCTTGCGGCGACCATTGACACGGTGTCCGGGAGGACGTTGACCTCGAGCGACCTCGCCGGCTATGCCAATGACTATTTCACCATGGGGACCGTGGAGTATGCCGGCGACTACCGACTGATTACAAAGCAGACCGGGACCTCGCTTTCGCTGCATACGGCTTTCGGCGCGGCCTTCCTGGCCGGGCTCTCCGTTTACCTGCTGCCCGGCTGCGATGGGGCGCCCGATACCTGCAAGGCAAAGTACAATAACTGGCTGAACTTTGTTGGGATGCCATTAATCTCCAACCACAATCCTACCGTATGGGGCGTGGCCGAATGATCCAGATCCTGCCGGCCTTTCAGGAGCCCGCGGAATGGGCCCGTTTCGAGCGCGAGCTCCGCGCCTGGCTCGGGACGCCCTACCGGCACCTATGCATGGTCAAGGGCCGCGGAGCGGACTGTACGCTCTTTGTGGGGGGCGTCCTGCTTGCCTGCGGTATCCTGCGGCGGGTCGAGTATGACTACTATGCCAAGGACTGGTACGAAAGCGCCGATCGGGATATGCTTGTAGAAAATCTGTACAGTCATTTTCAACGGCACCGCGCCGAGGGCTATACGATCGAGAAGCTGCCCCCTACGGCCGAGCTCCTGCGCGGCGACGTGCTCGGTTTCTCGACGCGCCGGCCGGCGATCACAAACCATGTGGGCGTCCTCGTCGCGCCGCGCCTGATGATCCATTGCGTGGAGCGGCGGGGAGTCTCAGAGTTTGAGTATGGGGATTGCTGGCGCCGGCGCCTGGCGCACGTATTCCGGATCATGACCGAGAGGAATGATTAATGGATTTTGGTATTTCCCTTGCCGTGGGCGTTCTAGTATCGGGGGCCATGATTGCGGTCTCGATGCTGATGAAGCCGAAAAACCCTGCCGGGATGAAGCCGGCGGGGCTTGACAGTTTCGGTCCGACCCAAAGCTCCGAGGGGATCGTCATTCCCTTCGTTCGCGGGCGCGTGCGCCTGCCCGGGACGCTGCTTTGGTATGGTAACCTGACGACGACCGAGGCGAAGGCGGAAGTCGGCGGGAAGGGCATGGGAATGCTCGGCGGCGGCGGTGGTGGGACGTCGCAAGGGTATCATTACTACCTGGACGTATGGCAGGCGATTTGCCAAGGGCCCGGGGTCTCGCTCGTCAAAGTGTATATCGATGACGTCGAGAAAACCCTCGCCGACCTCGGTACCTATGAATTTAATGACGGGGATGATGGCACGTATCCTACGGAGCCGGGCACGTACGCGGGCCCGCTCCCGGGAATTGCCCATATTTTCCTGCCCCAATACTACGTAGGGCTAAATCGGACGCAGCTCCCGACTATCCATTTTGTATACGATGTATTGTCGACCGCTCCGATTACCGGAGCGAACATGTCGAATGGGGTCAATCCGGCGGCGCTCGTCTATGATATCCTGATTGAGTCCGAAGTGTCGGCCGGCGATATCGACTTGACTGCCTTTCAGACCGCGGCGGATATCT